CGTCTCGAACTGCCGCAGTGGGCCGGTCCGTGGCAGGTGCGCGTCACGAAGGACACGCCGGACTCCACAAGCACGACGCTCATCGACTCGCTGTATCTGACGGCCTACACCGAAATCGGTGAACTGAACCTGAACTATCCCTACTCGGCGGTGGTCGGTTGGAACGTGTCGGCGCAGCAGTTCGGCTCTTCGATCCCGTCGCGCTCGTACCGCATCAAGGGCATGATTATTCAGGTGCCCTCGAACTACGACCCGGACACTCGCGCGTATAGCGGCGCGTACTGGGATGGCACGTTCAAGTCGGCATGGTCGGATAACCCCGCGTGGGTGATGTACGACATCATGACCAACAGCCGCTACGGCCTCGGCAAGCGGATGGACGCCTCGCAGATCGACAAGTGGTCGCTCTACGCGATTGGTCAGTATTGCGACGAATACGTGCCCGACGGCTACGGCAACTGGGAGCCGCGCTTCCGCTTCAACGGCGTGCTCACGCAGCAGTCCGATGCGTACAGCGTGTTGCAGTCCATCGCGAGCACGATGCGCGGGATGATCTACTGGTCCAACGGCCTCGTCACGTTCACGCAGGATTCCCCGAAGACGGCGAAGAAACTGTTCGTCCCGGCCAACGTGGTCAACGGTCAGTTCGACTACCAGTCCACCGCGCTGAAGGATCGGCACTCGGTCGCCCGCGTGATGTGGAACGACCCGAGCAACCACTTCGCGCAGACCGTCGAGGTGGTGGAGAACCCGCAAGCGCTCGCGCGCTTCGGCTGGCGCTCGACCGACATTCAAGCCATCGGCACGACCTCGCGCGGGCAGGCGCACCGGATCGGCAAGTGGATGCTCGATACCGAGTTCTCCGAAGCAGAGACCGTGACGTTCACCGTGACGATGCAAGAGGCCGACCTGATGCCGGGCGACCTCATCGACATCTCGGACCCGGCTGTCGCGGGCGGGCGGCTCGGCGGGCGCGTCGTATCGAACGTGGGCACGCTGGTGGTGCTGGATGCCCCTGTGACGCTCTACGGCAGCGACACCCTCATGGCAGTGTCCCCGGACGGCGCGGGCGTCTGGCAGAGCCTTGTGTACAGCGCAGACGGCCTGAACCCGACGGCGAAGCTGAACCTCGCCGCGCCGTTCTCGTCGCCGCTGATTCCGAACAGCGTGTTCCTGATGTCGTCGCCTGCGGTCGCGCCGCGCCAGTTCCGCGTCGTGAGCATCCAAGAGACCGCGATCAACACGTGGCAAATCAGCGGGCTGTTCTACGACCCGACGAAGTTCCTGCGCATCGAAGACAACATCAACCTGCCGCAACCGAACTACTCGACGTTGCCGACCGGCCCGGTATATCCGCCGACGAACGTGGTGGTGAAGGAATCGCTGTTCCAGATGAACGGCACCATCGTGTCGCGCCTCATCGTCTCGTGGACGCCTTCGACCGACCCGCGCGCCTCGGGCTACGACATCTTCGCGCAGTCGCCGGGCGGCAACATGCAGTGGTATGGCCGCAGCACGGTATCGTCGTTCGACATCGACACCGCGCAGCTTGGCGACTGGACCTTCAACATCTACTCGAACTCGCTGATGGGCGACTCGTGGTCCCCGGCCATCGGCTACCACACCGTGCTCGGGAAGAACGCACCCCCGTCCGACGTGGAGAATCTTGAGTACACGTTTGACCCGACCATCGGCGTCGTGCTGACGTGGGCACCGGTGCTCGACGTGGACCTGTCGCTGTACGAGGTGCGCAAGGTCAATCAGTTCGGCAACAACTGGGGCGTCATGAGCTATCTCGGCCAGACGAAGGGTTCGCAGTTCACCCTGCCCCCCGGCACGAAGGGCGGCGGCGCTGGCACGTATGCGGTGTGCGCGGTGTCGATCATGAACAACTACTCGCTCAACCCGGCTGAAGCCGTGGTCGTGGTCCCGCAGGCTGATGCGCCGGTACTGTCCGCTTCGTTCGTTGGCACCGACTGCGTGTTCACGTGGAACACCCCGGCTGGCCCGTTCGCGATTGACTACTACGAAGTCCGTACCGATGTGGACTTCGGAGACCTGTCGGACGCCGCCGCGCTCATCGGGCAGGTGAAGGGCAACACGATTAAGGTCAAGGCACAGTGGGGCGGGCCGCGCGACTTCTACATCGCGGCGTTCGACGTGGCCGGTGACTACGGACAGATCGGTGGCGTCACCGTGACCGTGGTGCTGCCGGGCCTGCCGGTAATCAGCGCGCAGGTGATCGACAACAACGTGCTGCTGCGCTGGCAGTCGCAGGTTGGCACGCTGCCCATCGATCACTTCGAAATCAGAAAGGGTTCCAAGTGGCTGACGGCAGCAGTGATCGGTACGGTGTCCGCATCGTTCGACGTCGTGTTCGAGACGTCCTCGGGGACGTACACCTACTGGATCGCGGGTGTGGACTCGGCAGGCAACTACGGCCCGCCCGGCAATATCAGTGCAACAGTTTCACAGCCGCCCGACTACATCTTGCTCTATAACTACAACTCGACGTTCGGCGGCACGCAGGTGAACACGTTGATCGACGGTGACGGCGGGCTGATTCTGCCGGTGGACATCACCTCGACCTACGAGCAGCACTTTACGAACAACCGGGTTGTCACCGCGTCCGCGCTCGACTTGAACTCGTGGACGAAATCGGGCGCGGCTTCGTTCACTGCGAATGCGACCGACGACAAAAACGGCAACGTGATGGCGTTCACGCTCGGGCCGACCACGACCGGTGATGCGAGTCTGTCGAAGGTCGTCTCGGGCCTGACCGCGAGCACGCAGTACAACTTCAGCATCGAGTTGCGCCAGCGCGCGGGCAAGGGCGATGGGTTGGTCAACCTGCTCATCAAGAGTGCTGACGGAGTGACGACCTACTTCACCGCGTCGGTAACGGCCACCGCGTCGTGGGTGCGCTATACCGTGACCGGCACGCTGGCCGCTGGTGTGACGTCCGTGCAGTTGGTGGTGGACCCGACGACGAACAGCGGCAACTCGGGATTCCTGATTGACTTGAACAACCCGCAGATCGCAACCGGCGCGACGCCGCTGCCGTACTGGGGCACGCCGCAAGACCAAGTGAACGCAGGCTTCCCGCTGTTCATCGAGCCGGGCGCGTTGAGCGCGAGCTACACCGAAGTCATCGACTACGGCACGCACCTGCCGTCTACGAAGTTCACGGTCACGCCGACCACGGTCATCATGGACGGCGCGCCGGGACTCTCCTGTGATATTCAGGTGTCGCTCGACAACGTGACGTGGGTCGATTACCCCGGCGTGTTCCAGACGTTCGTCACGAACTTCCGTTATGCCAAGGTGCAGATCACCGCGACCGGCGCAGGTGCGGACATCATGAAGTTCACGAACCTGAATATCCGGTTCGACGTCAAGCAGAAGACCGACGGCGGCATCGTCGCGTGTCTCGCGACGGACACAGGCGGCACGAAGGCGTACTTCACGGCAGGCTTCATCGACGTGCAGTCGCTTACGGTGACGGGTCAAGGTACAGTAGCGGCATTCGCAATTTATGACTTTGTGGACGTGCCGTACCCGGACCACTTCAGCATCTATCTGTTCGATAAGAACGGCAACCGACTTTCAGGTAATGCGTCGTGGGCGGCGCGCGGAGTGTAAAAAATGGCAGATTGGACCAAGCCCTCAGTAGGCGACCAGTACGCGAACTTTCTGAAGTACATCAACGCAAAGCTGGCCGACGTGGCAACGATGTTCGCGACAGCCCCGGCCAACCCGCTTGACCAGACGTGTCGCTGGAATGCGACGACCAGTCGGTTCGAGCAATACTCGTTGAGTGCGAATTCGTGGGCGCAACTCTTCGTCTCGGGCATCAACATTCCGAGCGTCACGTTGAGCGCGGACCCGACGACGCCGCTGATGGCCGCGACGAAGCAGTACGTCGATGCCCTCAACGCGCGCATCACGACCGCGCAGACGACCGCGAACAACGCGATGCCGAAGACGGGTGGGCTGTCGTTCACCAACGGCGTCGGGATCGACACCAACGCGCTGAACGCCGGTGCGCAGTTCTCGCTGAACGGCCCGAAGAACACGAACCGGATGGTCGCGGCCTACTCGGCGTACTCGCTGCGCTGGCTGTGGGGCGTAGACGGCTCGACCGAATCGGGCGGCAACAACGGCTCGACGTGGTTCATCAACCGATACTCGGACACTGGCGTTTATCTCGGCACGGCGTTCTACATTGCGCGGGTCTCCGGGCAGGCAGTCTTTAGCACGCGGCCCTCGTTCAACGGCGCGGTGCCGTGGGATAGTTCAAACCTCCCCAGCCCGATGTCGGCGGCTGGTGGGCAGGTGACGAACGGCGACCTGACACTGTGGCAGAACGCCACCGTCGGCGGCGACCTGTCGCGCCTCGTGATGGTCAACGCGGTGACGGGCCTGACGTGGCGCATGCGGTTGAACGGTTCGACTGGTGCGCTCGAATACATCAACAGCGCGTATAACGCGGTGAACTTCACGTTCGGTGATGGCGGCAACTTCATTACGCGGGCATGGCTGACGGCGGGCGGAGACCTGCGCACGAACTCGAACATGCAGTTCCTTAACGCGAACAACGGTCTGTACGACTCGAACAGTGCGGTGCGCTTCCTGCCTTACGTGAACGACTACGCGTTGGTCCGTGGCGGCGGTGGTTCGGGTAACTACACGATGTGCGCGCAGCGTAACGACGGCGCAAACATGCTGGTCGCGCACGGTAACGGCGACCTCTACTACGCGTCGCAGGGCTGGCTCACCGGGATCATCAACGGCAAGGCCCCGGCAGGTGTGTGGCACCACAGTGCAACGGTTGCAAACTGCGGCAGCGGCACGTCCATCGCGTTGTCCACCTCGGGCAACACGCTGCAACTGTCGCTCTCGAACACGAACTGCAATTGCAACTGCTCGAACTGCTCTTGCTTCCCGGCTGACTCGCTGGTGCTCATGGCCGACGGTACGCAGAAGCCGATCCAAGACGTTCGGGTTGGCGAGATGGTCGCGGGTCCGATGGGTCCGGCAGAGGTGCGCCAGCTTGACCGCCCGATCCTCGGCAACCGCACGTTGCTTCAGATGGGCGACGACTCGCTGCGCTGGTCCGACGAGCACTTGCTGTGGGCACGCAACCGCGAGGATGGCCGCGAGTGGTGGCATGCGTCGAACAAGGATCGCTGGTTGTTCGAGATGAACACCGGCCACGTGAAGGGTGTGCAAGACCCCGACCGTATCCTCGAAGGCTTCGCGGACTTCGCGCACGTCGATGGCTTCAAGTCGAACGCCGTGCAACCGGTTGCAAACGCTGGTCCGTACACCCAACTGTATCTGCCGGTGACAGACGGTTCCCCGATCATCGTCAACGGCTACATGGTCGGCGCGCGGGTCAATGAGTTCGACTTCAACTACGAAATCATCGACTGGGACTTGGACCGTCACTACATCAAAGAGGTAATGGAAAATGCGCCTGTTTCTCAATAACACCCCGACGGTCAAGCAACTGACGCTGGCCTACGCGAAGGACTCCATCACCATCTCGGGCCGCATCGCGGCCACGGTGCAGAAGGTGGACCACGAGCACGAAGTCCTCGCGCGTGACCTGCCCGAGATTAAGGAGGGCGACGTCGTGGATCACGCCGCCCCGCCGCCGCACTCGTTCGACCCGGTGATCCTGCCGGGCCGCACGACGCAGGAAGCGGTCGATGCGGAGGACGTGCAGTTCTCGCAGACCATCTCGTTCGCTGACCTGAAGGCCCTGCCGGGCTTCGCCTGCTATTCGCAGTTGGCGTTCGGCGTGCAGTTCATCAACGGCGAGGTGACGCTGCACGAGACGTACTCGCGCTCGAAGGCCACGCGGAAGCGTGAGACCTCGATGGACAAAAACCACTTCTACGTGCTGCACATCACCGTGCCGTGCGCGAAGGTCCAATCGTTCGATGACTGCCTCGTGATCGCCACCTGCGACGCCAGCGCGTTCGGTTGCGACGAAGAGTATCGAATCTTCACCACGCAGGCCGAATTCAAGGCCGTGGTGCCGACGCTGACCGTCGATGGTCCCGATGTCATCACGCAGGCTGGCGGCAAGCTGACGGTCCTCTACGCGTGGCCTGATGGCACTCCCATCGTCGGGGCTGAGGTGTATGCCGAACCGACGGCGGGCTACGTCAACCGGCAGCGCGTGCACACGGACCGCTGGGGCAAAGCCTACTTCACTGTGTTGCCCTTGGCCCTAGACAAGGGGGAGGGGTTTCGCGTCAAATTTGGGTTCAAGCACTTCAGTGGCAAAACCGAAAAGGTTCTCTCGGTTTCCTAAACAACCAGCAAGGCACTCTCCCCGGAGGGAATCATGGCTCGTCAATTCGTCACAGCAAAGATTCACCGCGCGACCGTCACCGGCGCTGACCTGCGCTCGCGCGGCTCTATCTCGATCCCCAAGGAAGTCATGGACGCGATGGGCGCTCTGCCCTACGAACTCGTCCACGTGAACAGCCTCGCCAACGGCTGTCACTGGGAGACCTTCATCATCCCCGGCCTGCCGGGCGAAATCACCTTGCACGGCCCGCCTGCGCACCTGTTCCGCGTGGGCGACCGCGTGGTCATCAACCGCATCGAACTCGCGAACGCGCAAGAGATTCCGTTCCTCGAACATCGATGTGTGGAAGTCGATGACTTGAACCGTGTGATGAAGGTCACTATTACCCCCGTCTGCAAGGATTGTCATGGCTAAGTTTTCTATCGGCGCGCAGCACCCCAACGGCGACCGCGCCATCTTCATCTACGACAACATGACGAGCGAACTCACCGACGCCGATGGCAACCCCATCGAGGTGAAGGCGTTCCAACCGTTGAGCTATGCGGGGGCCGCGCCCGCCGTCGTGGTGTCGAAGACGCAGGCCGGGCAGAAGCGCGCGCCCGCGACCCTGAAGATTCAGTTGGGATTGCTGTGCAATTACGAGTGCTCGTATTGCAACCAGCGTTTCGTGAAGCACGCGGACCAAACGAACCACGATCACATCGAACCGTTCCTCGACATGCTCAACAAGGTCGATACGTTGGGAATCCAAAGGATTGAGTTTTGGGGTGGCGAACCACTGGTCTATTGGAAGATTCTCAAGCCGCTCGCCGCGAAGCTGCGCGCCCGGTTCCCTCGCGCCCTCTTCACGATCATCACCAACGGCTCGCTGCTCGACCGCGAGAAGAACCTGTGGCTCGACGCGATGGGCTTCGACGTCGCCATCTCGCATGACGGCCCCGGTCAGAAGTCACGTGGTCCCGATCCGCTGGCCGATGAGACGTCGCGCGCTGGCATCATGGACCTGTACCGTCGCCTGCATCCGCAGGGCCGCATCTCGATCAACGCGATGATCCACCGTGACAACGCGAGTCGCGGCAAGGTCGCGGCCACGCTGCGCGGTATCTTCGGGACTGACGTGCGCATCGGTGAGGCTTCGGTCATCGACCCCTACGACGACAGCGGCCTCGCCATGTCGTTCCGCGACCAGAAGGAGCACGTCGAGTTCCGCCGTGAAGCGTATAACGACATCGCAGGCAACCCGGCCATGTCGAGCTTGAGCGTGATGAACCGAGTGCGCGAAATCATCGACTCGATTGCGAACCGCCGCCCGGCTCACACGCTCGGTCAGAAGTGCAACATGGACCGCGCCG